GGGCAATGGTGGTGCGGGCTTTATAGCGAAACCAAGGGACCCCTACCAAAAGAGGTAATCAAGACCGGTTGCCCTAGCTGGTCTCCAGTAGGTCGCGGGTAAATCATGGCAAGCCGGGATTACCAATCGTTCGCTATCAATCGCTCCTTTGACTGGCTGGCTAACAGCACGTCATTGGGTGGAGTTGTTGCCATGCCCACAGGCACCGGCAAATCGCACGTTATCGCGGGCGTTGCGCAAAAAGCGTTCGAGATTAAGCCGAATGCGCGGATACAGATGCTTGTTCACGTCAAGGAACTTATCAAGCAAAACCTAGACAAGCTGCAAGAGGCGTGGCCGCAAGCACCTGTCGGGATTTACTCGGCTGGACTAAATCAGAAGCAGTTCAACATGCCGATAACGTACGGCGGCATTGCTTCCATGCATAAGATACCCGAACAGTTCGGACATGTTGACCTTTGCCTAGTCGATGAGGGGCACCTACTCAACCCCAACTCAGACACCATGTACTTTGACTACCTTGACGCGTTGCGCAAGGTTAACCCTTACTTGCGGGTCATAGCCCTTACCGCAACCCCATGGCGCACCGGGCAAGGTAAGATAACGGACGGCGCGGTATTCAGCGATACCATTGTTGACATGACTGGGGTGGAGCCGTTCAACTGGTTCTTTGAACAAGGCTACTTGGTTAAACCAATCCCCCGGCCAACCGAAACAACCCTAGACATGTCTGGGGTTGGTATTTCGAACGGCGACTATAAGCCGGGTGAAATGCAAAAGGCTGTTGACCAGTACGACATTACGGTACGGGCTCTACGCGAGGCGTGTCACTACGGCCAGAACCGATATAGTTGGATGGTCTTTGCCGCTGGCGTTGAACACGCAGACCATGTGTGTGAAATCCTGAACGCTATGGGCATACCAACCACGGTTGTTCATCGGGGTATTGAAGGTAAAGAGCGCACCCGGCGCATTGAGGCATACAAGCGCGGCGAGTACCGCTGTATTGTCGGCAACAATATCTTAACCACCGGCTTTGACCACCCGGCGCTAGACATGATTATTGTGTTGCGCCCTACCATGTCATCAAGCCTATGGGTCCAGATGCTTGGCCGGGGCACTCGCCCGTTGTGGGCAACAGGCGGCTTTTTTGACCTTAACACTAGCGAAGGTCGGTTAGCCTCAATCGCTAACAGCCGTAAGCAAAACTGCTTGGTTTTGGATTTCGCGGCGAACACGGCCCAACTTGGTCCCATCAATGACCCTGTAATACCCAAGGCTAAGGGTATGGGCGGGGGTGATGCACCGGTCAAGATATGCGAAACCGAACGGCTTAAACCGGGGTACAAAGGGTGCGGTGCCTATAATCATACACTGGTAAAGCACTGCGATAATTGCGGGGCTGAATTTGACTTTTCGGTCAAGTTCTCAGCCATGGCGAGCGTCCGCGAACTTGTTGCCAACGGTGTTGACGATTTCCAGTGGTTCGACGTGCAAAACACGTTCTACTCAAAACAAATCGGTGCATCCGGATTACCGTACTTACGTGTTGACTATTACGTGACCCCAAAGAAAAGGTACTCGGATTATATACACCTTGAGCAAAAAGGCTGGCTGTTGCACCAAGCAAAAGAATGGTGGTACGCTAGGACAAAACGCCCGGATTGGGGCGTGCCGGACAAGGTAGATGGGGCACTTAAAGCGGAACTCGGTAAACTTCTAAAGGAACCTAAACGCATACGAGTATGGGTTAATAAAGAGCCTATACCCGAAGTGACTAATTACGAATACGAGTGAAAGGAAACTTGAAAATGGCACCACGTAGAGGCCGGGCGACGGCTAAGAATGAAACCGCAGCAGGGCTTATCAGCGCCCTAAACTTCATTGGGGTTTTGAAAACCCCTACTACCACATCTATGCCCCAAACGCACCATGTATGGATGAACATGGGGCAAGCCATCGGCTTTGACGGTGTGGTCGCGGCAGGTCATCCCATCCCAGAAGGCATCGCCGGATACCCGCATGCCAAGCTTTTGGCCGAAGCGCTGGAAAATACGGACAAGAACTTTGTCCTTACCCAGCGCGAGAACGGCGCGTTTGAAATCAACTCGGGTAAGTATCAAGCGCTTGTTCCAGCGCTTGAGAATGACCAAGTCATCCCAACACAACCGGACATGAACCAAGCCCGATTTACCGATGGCGAGGGATTTGTTAAGGCGCTCGAAATCGCCGGAAGGATCACCACCGAAACCGGGGACAAGGTGCTTTACTCGGCTATCCGACTTACCGAGAACAGCAGTGTCATGGCTACCGATAGCGTAACCATTGTGGAAGCCCATCACGGCAATATGACCCCGCCCGGTCTTATCCTACCCAAGCAGTTCGTTACTGCACTGGTGAAGGCTGGTAAGCCACCCGTGGGCATGGGCGTAAACCACGACTGGACAACCTTTACTGTTCACTTTGCCGATGGGTCTTGGCTACGTACTGCCACCTACCCGGCAGACACATGGCCGGATGCGGTAAACGCAACATTCTACCAGCTTATCAACGTACCTACTGAACCGATGGAAACACCGGCTAAACTCTGGAACACGGCCAAGGCGCTGGCCCCATTCACCGAGGGGAACAACCGCCTGATTATTCGCCCTGGCCTTGTTCGTACCAACCCCGATAGGCGGCTGGGCGCATCACTTGAAGTGCCGGAAATCGCTATTACACTCGATATCGACGCTAAGCGCTTGCTGTCCGTCGAAACCATGGCACCTAGATTTACCATCGGGTCTTTTCAAGGTGGGCCAACTTTCGTATTCTATGGGGACAAGGTGCGCGGTGTCATTGCCGGGCTGGCTCCGCTTGAGGAACCGGAAGTGCCCACAAATGGTGGCTGGGGCTCGGAAGCGGCCCCCGAGGCACCGCAGGGCGGCTGGGCAACGCCACAGGCAGCGGCGGACGGTAGCTGGGCCATGCAGCAGCCCGCAGCCGCGTCACAGGGCTGGAATGGCATCCCCGCAGGGGGCCTTGCCGGTGATCCTGAATACGAAAGCGAGCGGCAGGGCGTGCCTGTTGAGGAAGTTCCTAGCCCGGTGGAAGAAGCCTATATTTTCACCGACCAAGACACTGGCATTCCCCTTACCAGTGGGCAGGAAAACGCTGCCATTACCAATGGGTTTGTCCCGAGCGAATGGGCCAACAATCTGAAAGATGTAGGCGAGTAGGGTTATGGGGCTTTTTGACGGGCTTGAACTGGTAACTAAAAAGGCGGCGCATATTCATGCGCTGCCCCCGGTTCCTGATACCGGATGGAAGCCCCCAACCGAATTTCCCAACCTGTCCGCAGCGGTAGGATTGTCTTTTGACGTTGAAACCAAAGACCCGGAACTTATGCAGGCTGGGCCGGGCTGGGCTCGGCATAAGGGCCACATCGTCGGCTATTCGCTAGCCGCCATAGATCGGCAGGGCAACCGGGGCAAGTGGTACTTCCCAATGAGGCATGAGGTTGAGGGGCATGACAATATGGACGTGCGCCAATGTCTCAGTTTTGCGCAACATTGGCTAGGTAACCCGAGCCTGCCAAAGGTTGGCGCGAATATAATGTACGATATCGGTTGGATGGATGAGGAAGGCGTTACCGTTCGCGGCCCATTCCATGACGTCCAATTCGCCGAAGCTATCCTAGACAACAACGCCGTGTCTGTCAGCCTTGAAACACTGGCCCACAAGTACCTAGGCGAGGGCAAGAAAACCGAATGGCTTAAAGATTGGATCATGGCGGCTTATAAGCCAGCCCCTTCCAAGTGGCGCGGCGAAATATACCGCACCCCGCCCCGACTGGTCGGCTTCTACGGTGAGGGTGACGCGGATCAACCGTTACGCATCATCGAAAAGCAATGGCCCTTGATCGCCGCCGAACGGCTTGGCGATATATACGATCTAGAGCATGGCATTATACCAATGCTCATCGCTATGCGTAAGGCCGGTACATACACTGACGTTGCCCGCGCGGAAGCGTTCACCCGTGAGCTTGAGGGCGACATTAATGCCCTATACGCAAAGATTGAACACGAATACGGGTACAGACTGGCTAACACTAGGGGCGACGATAGCGCGGACAGTCGTCAGCTAGGTAAGCTATTTGATCACATTGGTATCACCTACCCGAGAACTAAAGCGGGCAACCCATCGGTAACGAAAGAATGGCTAGAGGTTTTGCAACACCCGGTTGCCGAAGATATCCTAGCCATACGCGAGCATGAGAAGATAAACGGTACGTTCGTTAAGAGCTACATTCTCGACAAGAACGTTAACGGGTATCTATACCCATTATTCCATCCATTACGTGGCGAAACTAACGGAACCTTTCTTGGCCGGTTCTCTTCATCCGACCCTAATTTACAAAACATACCAAGCCGCACCAGCCTTGGTAAGCGTGTGCGCAAGCTGTTCATACCTGATCCGGGTCATCACGGCTGGCGCAAACATGACTACTCACAAATCCATTACCGCATCCTAGCGCATTACGCCGTTGACGATCCGCGCGGGCCGCAAGGCGGGGCAGAAGCTTTACGCCAGTCCTATATCAATGACCCAGACATGGACTACCACCGCAAGGTGTATAACGAGGTTGCGCCTCTTATGGGCTGGTCAACCACGGATGAGGAAGTAATCGCGGTTAAGCGCCGACCCATTAAGAACGTCAACTTTTCCCTGCTATACGGTGTGGGCAAGGAGACGATGGTCTACAAGTATCTTAAGGGCATGTCAGACGCGGAAGTAAATGCGTTCTTTGACGCATACTATACGGGTGCGCCATACGTTAAACCGACCATGCAGACTATCGCCGCAGAGGCGGAACAGTACGGCTACATAACCACGCTTCGGGGCAGGCGGGTAAGGTTCAACCTTTGGGAGCCGCGCGGGTATAATAAAGACCGGAATGCACCCCCGCTAACATATGAACGCGCGTTGAACACATATGGCTCTTTTATCCAACTTGCTTACCTTTACCGAGCAGTGAACTATAAATTCCAAGGCTCCGAGCCCGATATCATGAAGGCCGGAATGCTGGCTTGCTGGAATAGCGGTGTGTTCGATTACACGGGCGTTCCCCGGCTTACCGTGCACGATGAACTTGATTGGTCAGTACGCGACGATAGCCCACAGATGCGAGAGGCGTTCGCGTTCATTAAGCACACCATGGAAACCACAACCCGGATGCGGGTGCCGATTAAGGTGGATGCTACCGAAGGTGCTACTTGGGGTGATTGTGCATAACAATGAACAACTGCACGACATTGTTCATAGGAATATATTGATAAAACGGCGAAACGAAACTTTCCGGGGGCACATAGCCTAGATGCCCTAAACCCGCTGTACGGGCTTCTAAACGGGTTTTATAAGAACAGTTTTATCTAGCTAAGGTTAACAAACCTTTACCGATTGGGGGCCTAGGAACCGATACCTAAAAGTTTCCCCGGCTTGCCGGACCTTCTCAAATGCAAACCCCCGCCGATCCGGTGAGGGAAAGGCAGGGGTTTACTGGCAGGAATGCCGTTGACCTGACCACCCTAGCCCAGCCGCGAGGCCGGGTCAAGGGGCCGGTTTGATGACCAGTGCTGCTAGACCGCGCTGGGCGCTGATCGAGTTGGAGAAGGTGCTTGCACCCGTCGCCCCGGACCCGACTAGAGCATGTGTGTACACACCTTCACCAACTTGGAGATTGCCCGTAGCACCATTGCTTGTTTGCTCGCTTTCTTCCGTCATGCCAACGCCACTTTCGCTGTATGTCGAGCCAGCAACGCCAGCACCACCACCAGCCTGACAGCTTGCATATGCAGCGATGTAAAGACCATCCGCCACCGTTGGAGTAAGCCCGGCGAAAGAAATTGACGTAAGCGCGGACGTGTTCTCAGCGATGCCGGTTACATCAATCGGGCTGGTTGGGTCCGCACCGGTGATATGCAACATCGTCGCAACCTGCCCACAAGCCGACGCACAAGTCAGGCTGTAATCAGCCGCCTCGGTTCCGTCCACTACGCGATAATAAATTCGATTACGGGCACGGCTACCGGTGGCAGCAACCGCTTGGGTAAACCCAGTCGGTGCGACCGTCAGACTGGCGTTGCCGTTGGCATGCGCCAAGATGAGTAGATCACCAACAGCCAACCCGCTAGGCGTATTGATGGTGATGGTAACCGCGTTGGTGGCCCCGGTATTGGCCGTAGTAGAGCTTACAACGGTGATGGCCGTAGACGGTTCGGCAACATCAGTCGTCATGGCCCCGCCACCATCCATCACCGCGCCGATATATTGCGGCTCGCCAATGTGGGCAGTCATTCCACCTTCACCGGCTATAACCGCTGCCATACGAACCGGCATTGGTATGGTGTCAACGGTCATTTCGCCGCCACCTTCGAAGGTAGCAGCCAAATTAATATCAGGGATAGCCTCAAGAATAACGTTGGTTTCCATCAATCCCCCAACGTCCATACGCGCACTTATACGCGCAGTACCGGCAGGGTAAATAGGAACGGTTAGCGGGCTGGTGAAGCCAATACCGATAGTCTCGATACTAGATTGATAAACACTAAGTGGTAATTCGGTTTCTTCGCCGCTGCGTCCATCATTGAATTGGTCATTGATCGTGTAAGTGGCGGTATTGGTAGCTACTGGTAAGATACGATCAGCCGCATCGGTGACTAGACTGGGTATATGAACCTCGTATGCTTCCGTCAGTTCGTCCAATGCGCCGGGTGCTGACAGGTCATCTGGCGGTGAGTTTTCGAAGCGAGCCCGCCTTGTCCATGTTATAGTGATATCGTCAGTTTCGGTGTCACGGGATGCCGTAATCTGAATGGGGGCATACGGTTTACGGCTATGCGCCATCGGCACATATCGCTGTGTATCCACCTGCCACATGGGTTGGGTGGGTGAGTGCGCACGGTACAGGAATTGCACATCGCCCTTGTATTCGTCATAGTCGTACTGAACCATGACGGCGTTATCAAGGAACGAAACCGGCGTACCAAACATGCGTAGGTCTTGGAACACTTCGGTTCCATACCGACCACGGCGCAGGTTGTACAGTCGCCAAGTCGTACCGCCAACAAATTCCACGTTACCGAACTGAATAAGCTCAACCTCAGACCCTTCACCAACGGCTATAAGGTTAGCTCCGTCATCAAGTTCCGCTTCGTCCGCGTTGACCATGTAATCAACCGGGATAGTATCGAGCCGGACATAAATGCTATTCAACGTATCCGTTTCAAACGGCCACGGCCACGTTTCCAACCCTGTTGTCAACGTACCGATATAAGCCTCTTGGCTACGCGAGACTACCGCCTCGGTTTTCCATTCGGTTGGGTTGCTGGCATCAGTCATTTCAAGGACCGCGCCATTGAAACGATCCGGGGCATAGCCCGCCATCAGGACCAACAGGTTAAGTAAATTACCTGCGTTCTGACCTTCATTACGGCTCGGGATATCGAGCAAAACAGTTCGCACCGGCATAGCCGCCTTGGTAGGGGCTACCACCGTAGGTTGTGTTTCGACTTGCACAGGATACGTGCTTGTTGCCGCTTCCTGTAACGACAGGGTCAACGTATTGTCTGCGTTGATACGAGCTTGCGTTACGACAGCTTGAAACGTGGTATTGTACGCCGTAAATTCTATTGCGTCGCCAGCGTCAAGGGCAAGAAAGTCCGAAGGCAAGCGAAGGCTATAACCGTTCTTTGCCCATGCCCTATACAAGGCCGCATACAGCAACTCAAGTGCGTAATCGCCTGTAATGGTAAGGGGCAAGGACAAGTGCAAAGACTGGTCACTATCAGTAGTGCCCACAGGATCGCCATTGCGGCTGACAATCTGGAAACCGCGCTTGTAGTCGTTTTCCCCATCGAAGTAGGTTAGGGACAGGATAGCCGGGTAACGCTGATCGCTATCGCGCATGACGGCAAAATAGTTGCTGGACCCCTCGTTAAGTCGGGCTAGCCTGTCTTGCCCAACGGTGGCGTCAATTTGAAGCTCGCCCGCGTCGTAGTTTGCCTTGAACGTGATTTGTCCGGCGTTCTCAATCCAGTTGAACCCGTAAAGCTGACCAACCTCACTAGCCAGTTGTCCCAAGCTTTTGTCCGCGCCGATGACGTAGCCGTCAACGTACATGTCATCCATGCCACTAGTAAACACGTCCGCGTCATCGTAACCGGCAAACACTGCATAGGCCCGCATCACCGTAGCCGCAGTGTATCGACCGGGGTCATCCTCGGGATCGGGGAAAACGCCGATAGAAACATAGTACGGCGTGTTAGCGTAAATGACCTGACTGACGCTGTCCCAGAACAACGGAGCCGTGTCATCAGATGTGGCCCCATTGTTGGGTATGACCATATCGGACGTGAAGCCCGTAGCAAGGTCAACAAACGTAACGGTATCGGTTGCGCCAGCCGGTGCGCCGTTCTGCTTAAGCACAAGACTTCCGTTGGTCGGATTGGATGTGCTTTCCTGCGTCCTAGTGCGCAGCGACGTGGCCGGGGGCGCGTCGAAGGGGCCAGAGGTCCATACAACGGCCCCAGCGGCGTCCAGCGCCCGCATAACGGCGCTCCCGGCCTCAATGGACAGCACATAGAGCCTATCGGCCCTCGGATCATACCAGCATTGCCGGATCGTCTCGCCGCCGCCTGCGCTGTAGAACGTGGCTCGGGCCACGGTAGACATGAAACCGCCCGCCGTGCCCGAAAGTCCGACACTAAGCCGCTCTATCTCGCTGTCGGTTGTTACGTATACGTCAGTTGACCCGGTCTGGGCCTTGCCAACCGTTAGGCACCTGACAGGATCAACCGCAAAGTCCGACCATGCCACTTGCAACATGCTCGACTTGATTGCAACAATGTCAAGGTGGTTGTCAACATCGGACCCGCCGATAACAAACCAGTCAGTGTAGGCACCACCCGAAACCTTAAACGCAATACACCCTTGCCAAGCCGCTAGTCCAGTATGGGTATGTAGTGTATGGACGGTGGTATCATTAGTGTCATGCAGTCGCTTGATGGTCGCGGTTGCACCGGCCTGCCCAACTGCCATATTGATTTCGGGCAAGAAGGTAACTTGCGTGTCGCGCAACACATCCGGGTCAGTGATATTCACACCATAGGTGCTATGACCGAAATCAAAGAACTTGAGCGCGCTTTGGGTCTTGGTTGACAACCTGATACGTTCCATGAGGAACGTGTTGCTATAGGTTGTATTAAACCAGCACCGGATTAGTGTGTCGGTGCCGTGGTGTAGTTCGCCCACAGGTGATGTGGCGGTATACCACGATACGACCGTACCGGCGATATTGCGCGAGGCGTCGTTTGCCTCACCGTCGATAAGCTCGGCAGTAATGGCCGGGATACGGTTCCCGTAATCCTTCACATTGAAGTCGCGGAACACCAAGGTCATGAGCCCCCGGTACGACATGCCCCGGTAGACTTCGCCTTGGGTTTCGGAACCAGAGTAAAATGAAAATGCCGTGCCGGGCTTAGCAAAGCTTTCACTCCGATCAAAGATCAACTCGTTGTTGGCCCAAATTCTGTTGACAAACACGTCAACGCCGGGCGGTGCGACCCGTTGACCAAGAGAAACAACAAAGTCACCAAAGTAAACCCATTCGCCGGGGTCAACTTGGGTTATCTGTTTTTCTTCGGTCCCGATATCAATCGGCGGTTTATAACCAGATATAAGCGGCCATGCGTACTCGATATTTTCGAGTTTATTCCACATAATCTTTTCAAGCGCTGAGGCCATCTTATACCGGTCCTACCGCAGTACGAGTGGTAATTGGTACTGTGTATGTTACCACAGTAGTTGACCCGCCGACCAGCCTAGGCACAAGATCGCTCGCGTCGATAATGTTACCAGCCACCGCCCGCCGACCGGTTGAGATTGGTATGGTCACGCCGTAAGTAGAGAAAGCCTCTTTTCTAACGCCGGGGTTTTCTGGTACTTGTGGTTGTTCAACCGGCGTTGTGTGTTCTACCGTGGGCGGGTTGAACACGTCATAGAATGACTGTTGTTCCTTGCGAACGTAACCTTTTAGGCTTGGGTCCCACCTGTAGTTAGGTTTTGCCAAGTACATACCGTTGCCAATATGATACCCGGTGCCACCATCAGGCATACGTTTTTTACTGGGATGGTAATCTTGCAGATCACGGCGCTTGAATACCATTAGACAACCCCCAAGCCGTCATCACCGGGCACGTATGGTTCGCCACGATAGTTAGGGACATTAGCGTACCCGGTGCATGCTGCAATAGTCTTGCTACACCCCCGAATTATATTACCAGTATCTCCGACCTGAATTTGATAAGGTGGCTTAAATAGCAAGCTAACAACCCCGGCATTGTTGCCTGCTACCTCTACCCTGTTGCCTACATTGGGGCCGGTCAACCATACGACCGTGCCAAGTCGATACAGGTTAAGGGATGCGGCGACTAGATCGGCGCTGGTAAAGACCTGAGCCCCGCCGACTGCTGTAACCTCGAATGGAGCCGTAACCGTGGCAAGGTTGAATTTGCACCGTGCATCCCCAAACATCGCCCGGCAGGTAGCAGAATAGCGCTCGGTGAGGGCCTTGGAAATAAGCCTCAAACTACCCGCTAACGACAACAATGCCGTTTGCTGGTTAGGTACGGTTGCCGCTGACACCTGCCCCTCAAATATCAGGATCGATCCCGCGTCAAGGTTGGCGTAGGAAATGATCTTTAGTGTTACCGGGGCGCTATCGTAAAGGCCGGTGATAACATCCATGTACTCGATTGAACCGGGAGCCAGCAATACGGATACATCAACGTCAGAAGCCGTTGCATTGAGCCGTGATTGTACCGCCGTCGCCATAAAGGAATTATCGGCGTAGTAAACGTCACCCTCAAACGGAACATCTTTATCATGATCCGTAAAACGGAATACGGTGCCATCCCGCCGCTCAATAGTCCATAGACGACAAAGCGTCGTCACGTTAGACGCGATCAGTTCCGCCATTTCAGGCGTGATATTCTTCATTAGACCAACTCAACAATCTGAATTGAGGGAATAGTACCCTCTTGATAGGTGTTGAGCATCACGTTTAGCGCATCAACGTCAAACCTGACAGGTATGTCAAATTCAAACGAGGCGACTACGTCAACGCCGGGGTCAGACAAGAACACAAGCCGTCCGCCATCCTCTAACGTGTAGGCAGTAGTAAGTACTGAGTTTACGTAGACCTTAAGCGTACTAGCTACCGGATGCGTGATAATGCGTAGGTATGGATTGATTGGGTCGTCATACAACCGGACAAGCTGCCGCTGCAAAGGATCACCAACAACCGTGCCCACAGGCTGAGCCGTAACTTTGAAGTCCAGCCAGTCGCGGAACCGGAAGCCACGTGCGCGCCCTCGCCGGGCATGGAAGAACGCGTAAACCGCTTCCATATCTTCGCGCTTCTGGATGCCATACCCGATGTTATAGGAACCGCGAACAAGTTCCCATTCTTGATTACGCTGTTCCTTGCCGGACGCTAGGATAATGACAGTTGTATCAAACGTAGGGCCACCAAGCGCCCCGCGCTCGATATCCTCGGGCAACCGTACATCGTCAAAAATATCGGCCATGGTTTACCCCAACGCCGCGAACGTATCGCTAGCAATCTGGTTACGCGACAGCCGGAAGCTGTCAGCATCCGGCGTGGTGATGTTGAAGTTAAAGACAGGCGCGTTGTTGCCTGCATTATTCTGCCGGTTCTCCCGGCGCTGTTGGGCCTTTGTGAGTACGTCAACACGTTCGCCACGGTTGGCACGGAATGCCACAAGGTTTCGGTCAACCCCGCGACTTGTTCCACCCACCATCATCGACCCGCCTTCCTTCATCTTTGGGAGGGTAACAATGCTAGAGCCACTAGAGCCCGCAGCCGGGGCCGATGGAACCGCTGTGAACGACCCTACCGTACCCCCGGCTTGCTGTAACTTCTGGTAGTTACTGTCATTGGCAGCGCTAGACGCAGCTTTCGCCGCGTGGAACAACCGCCAGAAGCTATCTACTGCCGCTTGGTTGGCTTTGACCATCTTGTTGGATGCCGCTGCCGTCTTATCGCCCATTTCGGTCATGGCGCTACCTGCGCTACGCGCTTCCGTGGTAACGCCGCCGAAACTACTAGCCAGCGCGTCAGCCGGGGCCGCACCCTTGGCAAGTTCACCCCCGAGTAAGCCAACCTTTTCAGCCATTTCGGTAACCGGGCGCAATGCCTCATCAATCCAGCTAACAAAGTTGTCCCATTGGCCGGTAGCCAAAAGTATACCACCAGCGACAAGGGCAACAGCAGCCGCCAACGCAATCCATGGGGCAACAGCCACCGCCACCGCTACGGCGTTAGCCGCAATTACCGGGAGCATAGCAATTAGGGCAGCAGTAAGGCTAGCAAACTGCGTGATGATATTGGCAATACCCACCAGCGCCCAAGCCGCACCAAACGCCGCGATAACCGGGATAACGATGTTCAGGTTATCTGCCACCGCGATAATAGCATCGGCAAGGAAACCAGCCGCTCCGGTTGTGTCGTCAGTAAACTTGATGAACTGGTTATTGAGAACCGTAAGCGCCTGCCCAATTGTGGGCACCGACCGTGCAAATGCCTCATCAATCTGGTCAGCCATGCCCGCGAAAGCCTTACGCAAAACGTCGGTGGTGATAACACCTTGCGATGAAAGTTCTTTGAGCTTGCTAACGTCAACGTCAAGTTGATCCGCGATGGCTTGTAGCGCCTCGCGTGGCAGGTTCTCAGACAGCGACCTAAATTCGTCGCCCATAAGCCGCCCGCTAGTAAGCGCCTGACCTAGCTGAGTAACGATAGAACTTACTTCGGCTGACGTACGCCCCGCCGTAATAAGGGCCTTATTAAGCGTCTCAACAAACCGCAACACTTCTGGGTCAGAAGCGCCCTGCATAGCCTTGCTGAAACGAACGAATGCCCCGGTTGTGCTTTCGATACCCGAACGGGTACGGTTAGCCATTTCAAACAAAGCATCTTGTATTGCAATCTGTCGCTCAACATCCGCCGTAAGTGAACGGATTTGGTTCTGCATATTGGTAAGGGCGTCTTGAGCCCTTATATACTGCCCAACGGCAAAGATAGCGCTAAACGTGCCCACAAGTGGGGCGAGCGATGACCGCAGTCCGCTAGCCGCAGTCTTGACGCCATTGACAGAAGCCGCGCCCTTACGTGCTTCATCATTGAACTTACGCGCCGAACCCGCCGCCCGATCGAAATCGTTAGCTACGCCGTTGACCGCACCGCCAAGGGCATTGACAGCGCCCTGCGTTTGGCGTATCTCATTGCGTATAGTCCTTGCATCCGATGCAATAGACTTTAGCGCGGCACCTGAGCTTACTTCGCGCAATGCCTGCCGCAACAAGTCTAGGGAACTGTCCGCCTCGATAGCGGCGCGGGCTATGTCGCGGATGGAAGTCGCAATCTTACCGTCTATACGTCCGGTAAGCTCGATCTTTACGCTTTCTTCCATCGCGGTAAGCCTTATTGTTTAGCGGCTTTAGCCTCTAGTCGTCCCTGCAATAAAGCCGCCTCGATAAACCCGGCTGGCGCTTGCAGCGAACTGCCCTCATTCAAGCGCCGAATATACGGGACGCTATTGAAAATGACCAGCTTGTTAGCGCCCCTCGCTGCCTTGATTGCTTCCTCAGCGGCGGCTATGGCCGCGTCCCCGCTAGAGCCTCGGGTGGAGCCCCCTTCGCCGGGGAAATAGGGCGCTATGGCACCTGCCGCCCCCTGCCCTACCCGCCAATTGGACAGGGCCTTAGACGTGTCTGCCGGGGTGCTGGAAACGAGGGCGCGGACCACCGCTAGAGCAGTCCGCGCGATCCGGTCGTATAGTACATCGTCAAGGTTGTCAGCATACGCGTTAAGCCGCCGTGCTAGATCGGTTAGGGTTGCCACTTCGTTTAGCCCTTTCCTCTAGTATGCTGTTATCGACTGCCCGAACTATCTCAATTAACCAGTCGATTTGATCCCGCGTAAAACTGTAGTATGCCCCGTACTTAACGCAAGCGCTCCATGGTATATAATCATGGTAGCTACGTTCTGTATCGAGTATGATGTACGCGTTTGCGTAAATCATAAACGCCTCTGGCAATTCAACCGGGGCGACACCGTAAGTCTTGATAAACTCGGTATCGCCCGCTAGCTGAGCTTGCCGTAATGCCGCCGTTAGGGGGCGTCGCTGCCCAAAGGCTTCTTTGACGGCGGCAAGGACTTTTTTGACACGGCGGAAACCTCGGCATCACGGTAGTTGCCCAGTTTCTTGGCTTCCTCGACAAGCATCAAGTATAGGTCCGGAAGTTCCGACATGAGTTTGTCCGCCGCTGCCTTGTCAAAGGGCACTTCAACTTCCGTGCTGCCGCCTTCGACAACATCGAAAACGTTGCGCCAATCGAGCAGAATGGTTTCGACAAATACGCCGCGCATGATCGGGCTGGCGACTTCCTCGGTCATAACGTCAAGGTCGATGGCCTGCCGCAAATCCTTGGCAATGCGTTCCATCGCCGCGAGGTATTCCGGATTGTTCTTGTGCATACGCGCCATCTTGAAGCCCGGCACCGTGCCGTTAGCATTGCGTACACTGACGATATCGAACCAACGGCCCTGCCGTTCAAGTTCGTTATTGGTTTTGAAAGTTGACCTGAGTGACATTTCGCGGGTGCGCTCCAATGAAAAAGGGGCCTGCCGAAAATCTGGCAAGCCCCAAGTTTGTAGTCTAGTCTCGGGAGGAAATCAATACTCGGTATTCGCCACCGGCATAGCAAGTGTGGGCAGGTACGCCCAGCTTGTATAGAGCATGGTATATTCGTTCGGGTTTTCCGCGCCGTTAAGCTCAAGCGGAACGCGAACCTCAACCCCCGGCTCAACCTCAAGATTGCCGCCGCCAAGCGACAACAGGGGAATGTCATAGACAAACCCGGCATTACCCGCCGCCGCGATCAGGTCAAACGTAACGTCAGCATTGTTGCGAACGGCTCGCGTAGCAAGAACCGTACTGAAAATCGCGGTCAACTCGCCGCCAACGTCGAAGTCGCCAACGTTAACGTCAATCGAACCCAGAGTGCCCACAGCTTTGACCGGGGTCACATTGTTGTTGATTGAAAGATTGCCTTCCACGATATAGGCGAACAGGGGCGACGGGCGCGAGGTAGCCGGGTCGATAACAGCCAACCGCATCCGCAGGATATTATTGGCCGTGTTTATAGCATCCTCGCCGGGAGCCGCGATGAACGTGCCCGCCTTGCGACCTTCAAGGCCGGTGCGCTGTTCGGCATCACCCGCCACGAAAGTAACGTCCGCGTTTAGTTTGGCTTCCTCACCCTCGGGGAGAGGAATGTTCAACGTAAATTCGTTAGCTACGGCGCGAGTAAGATACTCGGTTTGAATACCGTCACCATCACTGCCCAGCGTCCGTTCGAACTCATAGTACCGAGTAATGATAAGGTCCGGGTCTTTCTCGTTTTTGATCGTGTCGCCAACGTAGATTTGGATATCCTTGCCAGTGCCCGTTTCGGCAGCAGGTGCCCAAGTGGTTTTGTCGAACCGGATAAGCTGATCCGAGATAAACGAGATACGGGCGTACCCGGTATTATTGGCGAACCGCTGAGAAGCGGTGTCGGAACCAAGGTAGAGCCATTCACCGACGATGAGGCCGGTTTCATGGAAGCTATACCCCGTACCGCCCGCCAGCGTTGCGCCGGACAGGGTGAAGTCCCCGGCCTCGGTAAGTGCGATGGCGTTGCCTGCCGTGCCCTTGATAAGCGCGGTAACGGTGACAACGTTGAGCGCTGCCGACGCAGACACCAGCGGGTTAGCTGGGGTGCCCAGCACATCGCCATTGATCGATGCGGCGAGGTTCGCCGCCGTCGCATCATCGTCCGCACCAATAAGCACGTCATACGGGTCAACAACGGCGACAGCGAAGGTATACAGCACCCCGCCAATGCTGACCTCGTCGCCAGCACTGGGCAGATCATCAAGGGTAATCGTACCGCTTGCCGCAACGGGGGCCGCAGCGGTAAGGACCAACTGACCGAGCGAACCGGATAGGGTTACATTGGTCCCGCTGGTAGCCATCTGCCAACCAACCGCACGGATAACGACTTCGTCAGTCGGGCTTTCGTCGGTGAGCGCTTCGGCAACCGTGATAGCCGTGTCGGTAACCGCCGTGATCCGTTTGACACCGTTATTAGCCGCCGTAGCAAACCCGGTAACGAGAACCAGCATACCAACCCGGAACTTGGACAGGCCGGACGCAGCCGTGTAGGTATCATTAGACGCAACCGCCGCAGTAATAACCGTGGCATCCGAGTTCATCGGCTTGGTTGTAACCTTCTCGCGCATATCCGCAAAAAGGAAGCCTTGCAAACGCCGATTAAAGTTGGACTTAGTGAAATCCTCATTGAAGCCGCCGCCCGCATTAAGATCGGTGATAACACCTTTCTTACTCTGGCGGCTAGCATTGATCGGCTTGCGCGCCGTAGTCGTTACGGCCCCACCCATATCGGCGTAAGAGTTGGGCTCAAGTTCATACCATGTGGGCAGAAAGCCGTCATCCTCGATTGTCGGAAGCCGCCCGCAAATGGTTTCGGCGAAAGACAGGCCGACGCGGTTACTGTCGATTTTACGCGGTTCGCAATTGTCGGCCATTGCCGTTCCCTTTCAGTTTAGTTCGTCAAACTGGTATTCAGTGACTATATTCCGGCGCAAGAAGGATGGTTCCGGCTCAAGCCTTTGTACACGGGTGTTCTGGAAAATGAAACACCCCGGAAAGGCCGGATCACGAAAGATATCAACAACCAGTTGCGACAACTTACGCGCTATAGCGCCATCGGTTATATCGACACGTCTTATTAACAACTGTACAATAATGATACCGTTATTGACATACCGTTGCCCAAACTCACCATTACGGATGGATGCTTGGGGTCCGGAAACTTGGTTCATGACGAAACGACCAAACGTCGCGGTTGGCACGTCCTTACGTTCCACATCCTCAAACCGCAACTCGGGAACCATGCCCACAATAGCCGGTGCGCCAGCGGCCCATTCTGAAATGAACCGGTCGGTTATCGTGGTATAAGCTTCGTCAAAGGTAAGGGCCATTTACCGCGCGAACCTCAGATAGTACAGAATGATTTCCCCATTTATGTTCAATACGTCAACGCCCTTATCATCAATGAGGGACAAAGCGGGCTCGGCAAAGACCGGGGCTCTTGCAACCCTACCAAGCAGGGACGGCGTAAAGGGAACAGCCGCCATCAATCCACGCATACCACCGCTAGGAACTTCGGTTCCCGGTATCATAGAAAGAAGTCCGGCAAGCCCCTCATTCTTGTTGTTGGATAGGAACACAATCCGTACCGCGTGATCGCTCGGTACACCGGGCGTGGGGGCCGCAGGCGAGCCCGTAGGGGTCCCCGGCTCGCGCCATGTGCAAAGCTGCCCCTTGGCCTCGATCAGCCGGGCAGCGGTGGCAATCTGGCGATCATAGACGCCCATCAAATCCTCACAGTGCGCAGCCGGTTAGACACCGCAAAGAGCGGGGACAACAGCGCGTCAACCAAGGGCATGTCAGGAAGTAGCCCGGCTAGTTTAAGGGCCATAGCTTCCGAATATTCAGTCTCGATCACGTCAACCTTTTCGCGCGTCACGAAAGCAGTGTCACCGCTCAACGTGGGCAACAGATTAACCCCGGCATTAACCTGCAAGACAAGCTCGGCTTGAGCCCGCACCAGTTGGCCGGGAATTTGATCGCTCGGGAATACCGTTGTGGAATTACCTATGTAAACGTACTTACGCGGCCATGCCAGCGTTTGTACACCATATTCAACCTGCTCACCCTTCCACGCCTGATCGTAAAGGGCAAGGTAATCCATGGCCTTGATAATCTTGGCATCGGTGGTTTCATCGTTAGCCAGCGTAATACCACGCTCAGCCGCGTAAGCGATAGCTGCCTCACGGTTGATAAAGGTATTTGCGTCAGCAACAATAGTGCCGTCCTCGACAATCAAGGCCATGGTGTACCCCTGTTACCAGCCGCCAGCAGGCTTAGCCAGTTCGGCAAGCTTGGCCTGCTTTTCTTCAACCTTAAGGCTTTCCCAGCCTTCCGGCGCGGCAGACAGGTTGAGTTTGCCAAGCTCGGCGTCAAGGTCCGCATGGGTCTTGAACTTGGTGTAGTCGGTAGCGTTTTCAGCGCCGCCATTGCCTTCATCGCGTTCCTCGGGTGCCCTTGCACCCTTGGCCGCAGTGCCGGGCACCGGCTTGCCGTCATCCCCGATAACGTCGCCGTTTTCGGCGGTGCCATGGGTCATGACGGTATCGCGGACTTCACCCGCATTGACCGCGTTGCGGTGTTCGCGGGCCTTCTTGCGTTCTTCAAGTTTGAACATGTTACTGTTCCTTTCTGGTTTATGCGTACCCGAGTTTTACGGGGCCGCGACTGTCAAGGTATAGGCATTGACCTTAGTGTTACCAAAGTCATCCGTACCCCGAATAGAAAACGAGTTAGCACCGACAACGGTTGGCGTACCCGAGAGAACGCCGGTTGCGGCATCAAGCGACATACCCGCAGGCAATGCACCCGAGGCAACCGAGTAACGCGCATTGCCCACAGGGTTGGTAAACGCGAACGTTACACCAGCATGGGCGACATTCTGCGTCCCGCCTGCAAGCGCACCCGCGCTTGGGGTCATAGCCGGGGCCGCGATGGTGTTTTCGGTCAGCACCGCGCGCACCTTACGCAGGTCGCTCTTGCGGTTCAACATTCGCTTAGTCATGGTTTTGGTTCCTTTTCCCTGCAAAAAGACCCGCCGCCATTAGCGACGGGTCCGTTTAGACCTAGCCGTAAAACCAACCCGAATTAGGCAGGGTTGGCGCGCGACTTGATAAAGGCGAACGGGGCCTGCTTGCGGAACACAACACGGTCCCAATGCGCGGCAAGCCGCAAATCAGCCAGCGTCGGGGAAAACTCGGCAAGAGCCGCGCCCGCTTCAACCCACGAGAAACCGAACGGGTGAAGCAGCCAAGTACGCCGCTCCCAGATAGTTTCTTGCCCGCCACCATTGCCCGCCGTGGGCGTCCGCTCGACTTCGAACGGGACACGAGGAACACCCGTGCCGTAAGCGAAGGCATGGCCTTCAAGACCGCCGTAACCGAATGCGCCGCGACCAAAGAGAATGGACGTATAGACCCCGGACGAAACCGGCATGTTATCATCGGTGATAACAACCCGGCCCTTGTAGGTCGGGATGGTAAGCCCGCCTTCGCTGTCCGGGATATAGACGATTTCATCATTCTTGACCATTCGGGCCATGATGGACGAATGCACGGCGATACCGACGAACATGTCAGCGTTGTCGCCAGCGGTGTAGGCCGCGTCAACAAACGCGTCCGAACCAAACACGGCGTCATCACCGGCAAGGCCGGAAATATCAACCACCATGTCACTGCCGTCATTGGCAATGTTGTCGTTCATGATGCCGACAGCCTGCGCGATAACGCGGCGTTGAAGCTGGCGCGTCCAGTATACACCGAAACGGTCGCGAATGTGTTCCATGGGCGAAGAACCGGCGAGTTCCTGCACGAGGTCCATGTCGGAATAGCCCTGATTGAGCCATGCCTTGCGATAAACCATTTCATCGCTGCCGATCTTGTTCGGGACAGCGTGATCGCTCGGATCGTCATTGGAATAGTTCGGCTCAACGTCCGGGTCCAAATCCTGCCAGAACGGTACGTTACCGAACTTGCCGCCTTCACGGGCAATGCCGTTAAGGACTTCGGAAGTGGCTACGATACCGCTCTGAAAAAGAGCCGTCTTTTCCGGGTTGTTGATCGACTGATACGAGCCGTACACATCGTATACGACCGCATCGGAAAGGCGGGTAGTTGCCATGGTAAGGGTGTCCCTTGCGGTGTTTGCGGTTTAGCCGAAAACGGGAAGTCCTTCCGACCGCGCCTGCTCCTTATAGGCAGCAGGATTAGCCCGGTGGAAAGCGACCTTTTCGGCCTCGGTCATGTCTTTGATTTTCTTGCCAGCGGCACCGCCGCCCGAATTGTTGCCGTTGGCACCGCCACCCGACGCATTCGATCCCTTGATAATAGCGGCAAATTCCTTGTTTGCAACAAGTTCTTTCTTGAGGTCGTCAAGATTGAAGGCCGAAGGTGCGCCATTGACGTCCAACACCCGCGTAATGGGCTTCTCGCCGGTCAAATCAGCCTGCAAACGCCTTTCGATGATGGGGATAAGCAGGCTGGGAGATACCGAGATTTCGCTTGCCAGCTTGATCGCCTCGTTGTTGACAAGCAGGGTCTTAAGCTGGTTTTCCAGCTTATCGCCGCGTTGCTTCTCCGCGTCAACTTTTCCCTGCCAAGAAGTTTCGAGCGCGGTAATGTCGCCTGCCTTCTTAGCCTTCTCCCGTGCGGCGTCCTCCGCTGCCGCCGCCGCTGCGGCTTCCGCCGTCGCTTTTTCCTGCTTGAGCCGGTCGCGCTCGGCTTCTGCTTCTCGTGCCCGCTGCGCTTCCCGGTCCTTAGCCGCGCGTAGTTCAGCAGCATCGTCCGATTGCAACAGGGCAGTATCACCCTCAAGCTTATACACCGCTTTCAAGGCGTCCGACAGGGCGTCATATTCGGCCTTGGTGATCTTGGATTTCAACACTTTATGCTACCTCGCTTAAAATTTGTTCGAGCTTACCGGCGTACTCGTTAACCGTCAATGGGCGGGTACGGTCAAACCCCGGTAAATCGTCAGCCCTAACCGTACCCTTGCGGAGTTCTCGCCCTCGGGTCGGACCAAGAACATCATCCTGAATGCGCGCCGGTTGGCGACTAATCCAAGTATAGAACGTGGGCATTTCCTCAAGCGCCACGATGGTAACTGGCAGGGTGAACGAACGACAGTTCCAATGTGCTGGGGGTCGCGGACCATTCCGGTATTCATAAACCTGCCCGTTACGCTCCCGGCAAATCTCCGAGGTTCGACTATCCAGTATAGAACACCAAGTATAGGTATTCGACGCCAATGATTGCAGCCGAAACGCAACCGTGCTGGTAACATGCTGAATGATAGTCTGAATTGCCGTGGCCCATCTACGTCGAAGCTTGATCGCCAAGCCGTCTTTGTGGTTGAGCGATGCTGTGCCCACAATGGCGCGGGTGAAGTCGCGCAAGTCTTGGCTGTCCGCATAGCCCGCTTTAATCTTGGCGGTTATCTCTGCTAGGATTGCGGCGAGGGTGGCGGATACCAACGCGTTTGGTTCAATACCAATATTGGCAATCGGGGTGTCTGCCACCGCACTCCACGGCAGGTTAATCGCACCGTACCCAATAGATTTGCCGGATGTAGTTTCGAGCATCTGACCAGTAACCGAAACATCAGCAGACAAAAACTGTCCGATATTGTTCATGGTAACGTCAGCGGCAGCGTTGAATATGTCTTTGACCTTGGTCTTTACATCAGTGACGAAAGATTGCAACTGACGCTTGGTAAGCTCACCAAGGTTATCAACCCCGAGCTTGTTAGCCAGCAAAAGCACAACGGCTGATATCTCATCAACCGTTGCGTCTACGCTAGCTGTCTCGCCATTCTTGTAGCCCTCAACATAGACTTGATGGCGTACAAAGGCGTCAAGTGGTTCGGCCATTACTCGTTATCCACCGCGCCGGGCAAGTTGCCGCCCTGCTTTTGCAGGGGCTTGCCATCCGGCCCAAGTTCGGTGCTTTCGCCGTCATCCATGCGCGACTGACGTAGCTCGGCAAGTGCCGCTTCGTCGTTAAGGGTTGCTAGACCAGCATCCTTAAGCACGGCGCGCATTTCACGCCAGCTAATCGCTTCCTTCTGCCAAGCCGTGATAGCCGCATTGACTTCCTCGGTTGAAGCCGATGCAAGCTTGAAATCAGTGTTTAGGTTGAATGACAGGGCCTTGCTTTCATCTGCCGCCGTACCGGCATCTTCAATCAATGTAGTAGTACCCTGAAAGATAGCGGCCCATTCGAGCGCGTAACGGAATGCCGCCGAAACGTTCTTGGTGATGGTAATTAGGGCGCTGCTTTCGCCCGCTTCGTCAAGGTCAGCTTCCGTGGCCGTACGCTGGACAGACTTCTGTTCAACCAGCTTGGCACCGAGCGCCACCATCTGACGCTCTTTATGCTCCATCGCCTCGAAACCGGCGCTACGTTCTTCCATCTGCAAAAGGTTAGCGGATGCATTCGGAGGAAGCGGTATAGCCGCACGCGAGCCGAGTTCAACCCGGCCTTTAAGCACTTCATCAACCCAGCGCTGATCAAGCCCCGACAAGACCGGGGTAGCCTGCCCACAAAGGTAGACGCTTTCTTCATAGTCAGCGCTATTGCGGTAGTGCGCAAGGTTTAGGTCGCACAAGTCGAACATGGGGGCATCATCGACGGTCGATGAGTTGTCAACCGCCCCGATGAACGTAAAGGGTATCTCCTTTAGGGGTTGTCCGTCGCCCTTGGTCGGAGTGCTACCAAGCTCAGCAACGGGAGCCCATGCACCATCAGCGCCGCGCCAGATTTCCTGTCTGTACACGTTGTCGTCACCCAGCCGCAAGACACGGAATTGGGTATCGAGTTCTACCGCGAAACCATCGTCATACTTTTCGTATGTCTCGCGCAATACCACAAGTGAAAGCACGGTGCGGCTACCGATGTTCTTGGTACGCCAATTGATAACAGCTTCGGGTTGGTATAGGTTTATTGTTGGGCGTACTACCCCGTCAAGCTGCTGCTTGCGCGTGACAGGCCCGTCAGTTTTCGGATAGTCGGTGAACAGTCCAGCGCGCCCTTTCTTGAGTGTAGTTTCAAGTCCGGTTTGGGCAAGTTGGGTAAGCGTAACGCCGTTACCGTTGGCATCCTTGACCACCGGGTCAAGTACGTCCGGAACTTGTATCTGCGGGTCAACCGCGAAAACCTCACCCACCATCCCGGCCAAGGTTCGCTTGCTGACGTTATAGAACACCGCTCGCGTACGGTACGCGTCATACCGTAGTCGGTTTTCGAGTGATGTATCCGCCGCGTTGGGTTGGGGCAAGTAGATAGTGCCCTTAGCCTTAACTGCAATAGACCCGTCTACACAGTCATCCACCAAGGTATATTGCGGAAGCATCGCCGTAAGTTCCGGGCGCACGTAATCAACCCGTGCTGCCGCGATTGGGGGCGTCTCCACCTTGGCGCGCCGAATGGCCGGGCTCGGGTCTTTTGCTGGCATGCGGCGACGGGTAGCCATGGATTACCTCGGGAAGTTGACCTTGATCACGGTTGCGCCGCGCAGGTTGCCCTTAAGGACGCGATAGCGCACCATATCCCAAGCGTGATCCTCTGCGCTAGTGTCAACATCATCCGGTTTCTTCTCATCACGAGGCAAGACAGGGATAGTGGCTATACTGGCGCGGCAATTGTCCATAAAATAAAAGCCAGAACCTTCACCCCGGATAGACGCGGTTAGTCTATCGCGGAACAACTGCAAACCGTTAATACGACTACCCGGCGACTTATCCGAACTTTCCCAAGTAACCTTGTTGTCCGCAAACGTCTTTTCGATTGTGTCTTTATCACTCTCGATAACATTACGTATCTGGTTATCGGCTGGGCCATCATGGATTGTCCCTTGCACCCAACCGCCTAACCTTAGCTCAGCCTCATATTCGCGTATCTCTTGGGCTATAGCTTTAGCACCCTTCTTAACGCCCTTGTTGGTCCCGATCTTTTCGGACCCGTACAGTTCGCCAAGCTGGATAATCGAGCCGGGTTGTGGGCACCACGTATCCCCGTTAGGCAACATGACTTCCTCGCCGTTGGCTTCTGCGAACCAGCCCACACTAAACGGGTGGCTTGAGCCCCAATCTAGCGCCCGGTCAACATACCAACCACGGGGGATACGGAAGCGCGGCTTGATAATGATCGGCTTTTTCCACAGATCATCGAAAGCACCACCGGCCACGATATCCCAATCACCGGACAACCACGCCTTAAGAATGTTTTCGTCAGTTTCCTCATATAGCGCGGCAATATACTGCGGCGACAAGTACGGGTTTTCACGGAACGTACCAAATAGCGATACGTGAGTGCGGGTAATATCTTCTTCTTGTTGGGTACGCGGATTAAAGATACGCGTAACCTTACGGATAATCTTACCGTATGGGGCCGGGTCAATAAACTCCATCTTAACCCAATTATGGCCGGGGCCGTATGGGTTGGTAGTTGACACTACTTCAAGGGGAATTTCAGGTAACGGCCTGCCGTCAGGTGTGGCAAAGTCACCCGGCTCAAACACACGTCTATGAATGAAGGTAAGTCGGTTGGCCTCATGCTCGGTTTTAACACGCGGGGTATGCTCAAGCGGACTGAAACCAGACCGATTAGTTGACATGAGCATACGATAGAGCTTAGGATTGGGATACTTGGTTAGTTCGTTAAACCCAATGAACGGGTATTCGTGGCCGTGATAATCCCAATAATCTTTTTCGTCGGCGGCAGCACGAAACAACAATTCCTCACCGGTATCCCAAACCCATTTGAAATCCGAGTTTGATGATAACCAACGTACATGACCGTTATCTAGGTCATTAAAAAGACGTTTTGACTTGACAACCAAATCGTCAAGGTTCTTATACTCCCGGTCAAATATGATACCGCGCCAGTGTGAGCCGTAGCCCATACCAACGCGGGAGCGAAAGCGCATAAGCTGCGCCTCGGTCTTACCGTAACCCCGGCCCCCTGTTAGCAACAAGGATTGTACCGGGGCGGTAAGGGCTAGTGTCTGACTACCGGGGAGGGGACGCCAAGCAACGTTTTCAGGCTTAACGTGTAGCATTACCAACCAACTGCGCTTGAACCTCAACCGCACCGGTTTCCCATTCATCAACCGAAACGGGGGCAGGTGGCATGATCATAACGCGCCGGTTGTCAACGTAGACGTTGTTACCGCCAGCTTCACCGGGCTTTACCACATGCCCCATAATTTCGGCGTATAGCTTATGGGCCTTAAGCTTGTCGTCTACCGACTTGGCCCCCATGGCAAGGTTATAAATATCTCTGGCTTGCTGGGCTTTCGACGGTAGATCGCTTTCCGGTTCCTCGCGCTCAAGCCGGGCGGTTTCCTCGATAACAACCCGGTCGAACTGATATTCCGTTGCCGCCATACGGGCAAGGTTATCATCCTCTTGGTCGGGGAAGGTTAGGCAGGCCGCTTCAAAACGCCCCTCATCCGTGGCGGGACGAACGCGAGCTAGCGCCGCATAACGCTTCTTACGCGCCGGGTCCGTATACCGCTGCCAAGGGGTTTGTACCTGCTGATCCATGTGGGCAAACATACCGTTGCCCACACAATGCGGTCAAGCCGGTTAATTATGGTCCCGGCGTAGCTTGAGCCCGACTTCCCGCACGATCCGCAACTCTACCTTGAGTTCCCCCATTTCCTCAGCAAGCTTAATGATTGCATCCGAGTGCCTGTTAAGTGCGGTAGGGTCTACAACCACGGCAGCAACCGTGGCGTTAGGGGCGGTTGCCCCTTTAGCAGCTTCCTTACCAAACAGGAAGCCAAAGCGGGGTATGATAACGGACAGTGCCAGCCCTACGGCTAGCACTGCGTAAAGGATGCCTTGAGCATAACCGGGCAACCCCGAGAAGTCGGGTAGTTCAACGGCTTGGGCAAGCGCGATATTGACGTCAGAGTTTTCCATGGCTTTCGCCCGCGTCTCTACTGGTTCGGAACATATTAACCAGTTCGACCACGGCGGCAACCGGATACCATACTACCCACTCAGAAAAAATGCCTGACAGGAAAAAGCAGGTTGACATTCCCGTGAAAAGCAGCATCCCAACCATCGCGCGGGAATATCTGATCCACGGCGTAACCTCTTTGCGCATACCGTTGACCGCTAGGCCAATGAGCCCTAAGACCCCAAACAGGAATAGCGCTACACCCGGCAGGATTTGTGTACCGAACACGGCCTTAAAGTATACGTAAAGGGGTTGGTCAAAAAGCGTCGGGATGGACAAGTATACCAGCCCGAGAATAAGCATATAGAAAGACCCCGCCCATTCTGCAAGGCGGGGACCAAAATGCCCGGCGACTTTGACCCATACCCCGGTGCCTATATATCCTTCGAAATGGGATGGCGAGGGCGATCTGTCTGGTTCTTGGCCGAACATTACCGCTTCCATCCGCAAGCCCTTTCCCCATACTTCTCGTGCCCGGCTATCTCGGTAGCCAGCCCATCCGAAATGACCTCAACGTCATTAGCCGTCATCACGGGGATAAACGACCGGGACACGTCACAGAAGTTACCGGGGGTTGTCGTCGTGCAACCTGCCACGAAGGTAATCGCGAGCAGCGTCAGGACCACCTTGCCGTACCGCATCGTCAACGTCCTTTCGATCCTCGATAGCTTCCAAACGGTCTTGCTGGCTCTTGCGTTCCAGTGCGGCCCGTTCGTCGCGCTTCCCCTTGGTGTAGAGGCCCCCAGCAGCCCCGAGAGTGACCACGGCGAGCAACCCCCGCCACCCAAGAAACTTGTAGGCCACTAGGCCCGCCCCCGCAAGGGGAGCGAGCCACCAAAAATCGGATATGAGCCTGATAATGTCCATCAATCAGCACTCCCCAGCCCGAAGGCACGGATAGCCGTCCGGACGCGAGCGGCGATAAGTTCGGCCTTCCAAACCAGCACGATAACCGCGACTACGGTAATGCCCATAAGCACCAGCCGGATTACGTTATCGTCAGGAACAAACGGGCTAGCTGCCGCAGCGGTTGCGGCGATGGTGCCCGCCGCGCGACCCATATTGACCTTTTCCGCGCCTTGTGGGGCGACAGGTACGGGCTCGGTAACCGGCGCTGCCTTGACTTCGGCAGGCGGGGTGCTGCCGCGCTTGGCAAGGTATATGTGGATGGCCGCGCGGGTCTTAGGCCCGATATCGCCGTCAATCTGATCCTCGCCGGGCGGGATATGGCCTTCCTTCTGGGCGAGCGTTTGGAATGCCTTAATGGCGTCCTTACTGTGAGCATCGTACCCAAGCACGGCCATACCAAGCGTTTCGTACTTCTCAATACGGTCGTCAAGTCCGTTACGTCCGCCATTGATCCGCTTGGTAATCATTTCGATATCGCCGCTATCGGCGTACTGGTTTAGGTTACGCGTGTCCCAATACCAAAGCGGGGCCAACCCTTCCCATGGGTCAGTATTGACCAAATCGGGGTCAGCAACAAAGTCAGGCGGATTAAACCCCTTGGTTCGGCACCAGTCGCGGAACTGGCGATAGTTATCCTTGCCGGTAATCTGAATACCAGTGCGGCCCCGGTACTTGTACCCGTCCCCGTCAGCTTCGGGAGTGTTGCCCAGATCGGTACGCGTATCATAACGTTTCTGTGCTGCCGTACCGCCGTCACGTCCCCACACTTCGGCGTCATACTTAAAGCCGCCACTTTCGTGCGCAATCTGCGCTCCGTACTGTGTGAACCGCTGGGGCTGATCCAACCCAAGTGCCGCCCCAAACTGATCAAGGGCAACAATGATAGAATTGATGTTCTCGGGCTTGTGGCCGGGATGTGCTACCGTGGAAAGTAATGCGGCATTGAGCTTCATTTGAGCGTCACCATGGGTTGATTTCCGGGTGACGATACACCGGCAAGCCGGGAAAAGCAAAGGGGCCAACCGCGCTAACGGTTGACCCCTCGGGCCACTAGGCAGGGCTTACGCCCCGACTAGAATTAAGCAGCAGCGCCGGTAGCGGGTGCGGCCTTCTTGCGTTCCTTGCGTTCGGAGACCGGGCGCGAGTAGATGCCGATACCGGCCTTGCCGGCGAACGCGTCGGGGTTGTCCGGCAGGGCAAAACCGCTGGCCTTGCCGTCCGGAACATACCGGGTCGTCAGGTACTTGTCGGTATTGTCCTTGTTGAAGTCCGCGACCATGCTGCCGAACTGCTTGGACATTTTCTTGGCGTCCTTGCCTTCCTCGGCGGGAATGAAGATAGCGCCGCCCAGCGGAATATCCTTGAGCGGGTACTTGCTCGGACGCGGCTTGGTGTTGCCGCTACGCTGGATCGCGGGCAGTTCGACATTGGCCGCGATGGCGAAAAGAACGGGCTTGGTTTCGGGTGCCGGGGTATCGGAACCAGCGCCGGAAGTGGGGACGGAAGCGGTGCCCTTCTCGGTCAGGCGAACAGCGGCATTGCCATTGGCGTCCAGCATGGCCGGATTGACTTCGAGATAGCCTTCCTTGGCGAGGGCATCCACATCAGCCGACTTAGCGACGTGGGTAGTCGTACCGGCAGCGATACCGGCGAGCAGGGTAGTCATGGAAGCAGTCAGTGCAAACTTGGCCATTTGGTTTTGCATCCTTTCGCAAAGAGTTTGGGGCCAGCCGTTAAGCTGACCCCAACTAATCACCCCTTGCGGGATACGTCAACAGGTATTGGCGAAATACCGTTAATTAAAGTTGACCGACAAGTCCCCGGTCGGAATGACCACCGGGTCACCGGCCACAACCACGCGGGTTGTATCGAGCGCGGACCATGCAAGCATATTGCCCGCGCTCGCCGCGTCAAACAGGGCCGCATGTGTAACCGTTGCACCGCCCGCCGCCGTACCGAAGTCGATATCAGCAGAGTTGGAGCAAGCCCGCGAAGCAACCGCACTCCAAGTTACGGCCAAACGGCCCGCAACGCGGATAGTGGTGGTAACTTCGGTGCCACCCGAGCCGGACGCGGTAGGGTCGCCGTTGAACAGAGCAACATAAACGTCAGTCGGTGCCGTGGGCATCGCATCACCGTCCAGATAGTTGAGGATGGCGTTGGCAAGGTAGTTAGAAAGTTCAGAAGCCATGATAGTCTCTCCGTTGGTTTTAGGTGTTATGGGGCAGCAACAAGTACGCTTTCGTAAAGCCGATTAGAAACGCTGTTAACACAGGAAGCGCTTGGTGCTGCGAAGCTACCAGTGCTATTAGCTTTGCTAACTGCTACGGCCAAAGACAATGACGCGTTGGTCAATTGACCTGTTATAGTCTCATTATCATAGTTAGCATTAGCGGTAAGGCTTATTGTGCCTGTGTTATTTGGACTAGCGTATGCCGTTACAGCAAGCTCACCCAAAGTCGTCGCGGGAGTATAACTAGTTAGAGGGAAGGTAGTCCCCGCACCTGCCGCGAAATCCCGGCCACCATCCCGCAATGCACCCGCATTACGAAGGGTAAGAATTTGTGCTATCTGATAGGTGCCAGCATCGGCCAACAAGACTGTATTTGTACCACCAGAACCGGCCTCGGTAGCTACACGAGTTTTATATCGGATATGCCCGGGAGTATTACTTATGCCCGTACTTGTTGGTTGGCTCCACCCAGAAGGTGTGTTAGCCGCAGTGCCGTTACTAGCAATAACCACTACCAGCAAATCACCAACTTGAGTGTTAGCGTGAGCGCTAACACTTACGTCACCGCTACCCCCCGCTATAGCGCCAGCACCAACAAAACTAAGCCCTGCCGGGGGCTGAGCTATTCCGGCTTCCGCAGCACCGCCCCCAGACATGTCCGCCCCAATATGGACAGTGCGAACAAGGTCAGCGGTAACATCACCACCAAGCGCCATGGTAGCCCTTAGCCGCCGACGCAAAGCACCCGACATGGACATGGTGCCGCCGCCAGACATAACCGCGCCCAATTCTTTAGGGCCAAGCTCCGCGCGCATGGCACCACCGCCCGCCATCGTCGCCATAAGCTCGATTTGCGCAAGCCCAGCAATGTCCGCGAGCATAGCGCCGCCAGCATCCATGCGGGCTTTAATCTGCTTGGGGATACCGCCCAACTTAGCCGCCATGGCTCCCCCGGCCATGATATCCGCGACAATAGTAACAGGCGGAAATATGTTAGCGCGAAACTCGCCACCCAGCGCCCCGGTAAACGCAAGGAACTGTTCAACCTTTACAACCGCTGACACAAGACCACCCAACGCCATTCGAGCAGCCAACCGGCGCAACACAGGGGCATCAGGGTCTACCGCCTCGCGCTGACGCGTAGGCATACCATCAGAGTTTAGGTAGGTGATGTAATCTAGGCGAGCCTTACGGCCTGACTTGAGCCGACGCCCTAGACGGTACGATGACCGCTTGACCATATTCCAACCTGCCCACAGGTGCGGCTATTCGGGAGCCGTTGCGGCGGGTTAGCCCCGCACGTCGCATTAAGGATGCGCCACCATAGGCACGGGTCGGGGCGTCAGTCAATGTACTTTGCGCAGGCGTGGCCCTCGGGGTACGTCATGCCCGCATTATCGAGCAGCGGCCCCATGATGCTGTCAAAATCGCCGCAAGATCGAGCTTCTTGTGTCACCCGGTTAGCATAGCTTTCCAGCATCGTTACGGCCATTACGGAAGCAACCACGATAAAGGCAGCGGTAATAATCCAAGTCATATTCATCTATCGTTTCCTCGCTGGGATGATCCCTGTTATGGAAACCTCGCCTATTTCTGCCGCGTCCGCAATGTTATCCGCTTCGGTAGGTTTACGAAACGTTACCGAGACTTCGCACCCGGCTTTAATGGCGAGCCCGATATGGGTCAGCATCTTGCCGTGCTGGGGCGTCCATTCGTCCTGCCACTTGCCGGGATGGTAGGGTTTAGGTTGTAGGCGACGTGTTACCCATTTGGCCCGGAATGTAGACACGCCGCGACCGGGTGAACTTGGCAAGCGTCTTGGTTGTTTCAACATCAATCAATCGCCCGCCTGCCGCGTATACCTCGCGCCCGTATAAATCCGGCGTACCCCATGCCTGCCGCACCACACCAACAACCTTATGGGTTTCATTGGCAACAGTGACAACAGCACCATAGTCAAGGGTATACTCAGTATGAGTGCTAGCTCGCTGAAATACCCGGCCCATTCCGTCCTTGATCGTCTGTCGCATCCGGTAGCACCGGGAACAGGGACGCATAACGTTTGTTATAGTCACGGGTTGGTATCCTTACCTCGTTAGGCCAACCCGCAAAGAGTGGCCGTCCGCGTTGCATGAATAGTCCTTGACCGGAGTAAAGGGTTGACAGGCGAGCTAATAGCCGCTCGGACAAAGGCACCTTGTCAAATTCCCGTTCATGGGCGCGGCGAACCTGCCGGGACAATCCGGTATTGTTAATTACCGAACGCCTAACATATTTGGGCCCGCCAAGCTGATACCAGCGAATGGCATTGTCCCGGTATTCGGCATAGGACATGCTCAATGGATTAGGCCCCCGCCAACAAACATGGTATGAACCTTGGCGGACAGGTCAAACTTGACCTGACAACAGTCAAGGAACCAGTACAGGTTCTTGATATTGCCGTGAATGATCCGGTCAGATACGTCCTGCTGCGCAAAGTTTAGCGCAACATAGTTGTTACCGGACAGAGACAACGCCCGAAACTGCCGCAGGGGCGAACTGGGCCAGCTACCAACGTGGAGCAAGTGGTTGTGCGGCTTGAAGGTCATTCCGTCGCCTCATCCTCAATCGCGCGCAACGCCGCCCGCTCGGTATCCTCAAGCTTGCGAATAATCTCGCGCACGCCCTTAAGTTGGATAAACTGCGACCTACGGCTTTCGCGTAGGGCAGTCAGCCGGTTCTTTTCCGCTTCCAACTGGATTTCCAGTTGAGCAATCTCAACATGGCTAGCCTCGATAGCCTCGCCATTCGTGTTGATATCCCTTACGTGGGCATCAAACAATTGCATATAAGTTTCGCGATTAATCGCCATTTGGTAGTCCTTTCACCGCTTGAATTAGTTCCGGGTAAGCAGGTTCGGAATGGTTTCGCTGCTTACCCGGTAGCGCCATTCGGATTTGGGTTATGAGCCCTTCCTAGTCGCCAACATGACGACAGTAACCAACTTCCGGCTTGCCCACAATCCTTATACGAGACGCGCGGGGTGGAAGTCACCGGGCTTGTAAATGCCGCAGGACAAGCGAGCGGCCCGCGCAGCGGCAATGGCGTTGCGCATGCACTGCTTTTCGTGATGGGTCCGGTAAAGGACGCCAGCAAGGCCCTTCGTGCAATGATTGAGGCAAGACGTGGCCGAAGCAAGGTGGAAGGCGATTACCGCCCGCGAATTGAACTTGCCGTTAGTAAGTGTCGTGCCGTGAACCGAACCGTTACGCATGGGTCTATCTCCGTTTTGTTGCAACAGTTATAGGGCATGCGGTTTAGAGTGTCAACCCTTAAGTTTCGACCGTGTTACTGGGGTCAAGTTCCGCTTCATGCCGCCACAGGTTCTTGTGATTTTCGGGCATCTGAGCCCATGGCACAAGGTCCAATGTAACGCCGCGTTCGCGTTCCCGCGCAACATGGTTCCGATAAAGTTGGATAGCCCGGCGTTCGCGCGCATCCGGGTCGCTGGTGGATACCGTGCGGATATCGCCGCGCCGCAACGCTTCGATGGTTTCGATTTCTTCGGGGGTAAGGTCCAGCCCTTCGATATGCTCGGTAGTACCCAGCACGATATCGCCAACGCGTTCCAGCTTAAAATTAGACAGCTTTTCGACGGCGTTGGCGATGGTACGCAGATCGATAAGCGCACCACCGACAAGAATGGTAAGGCTTTCACTTAGAACCTTCATATCAGGTTCTTCCTTACCGAATTGACCAGTAAGGGCAGCCAATGCCGACACGATACCCTTGTTAGTAAGGCGTTCAACTTTTTCGTCGCTCATAGTCCGCTCCCGGTTAGGTAAAGTTTGATTTGATTTGCTGCCTCAATCCACGAGTAACAGACAACACATTTGTAACCTTGTTCAACCATGGCGTCTAGGAACACTTTTTGGTCAGGATCAACGCCGCCGTAATCCCATGGGCCGGGACCATTCGGCCCGCGCTTGAGTTTAGCCGCTGGCTTCTTCATTTCGATGAACAGGCCGTGATACCAGTGCTGAGCAAGGTAATGATATGCCTTGTCGCGATGATCAGTAGGGGCAGGGACCGGCAAGAATATATCAACCACGCCGGGCTTTACGCCCTCAGCTTTGAGCGCCGCGCCGCGTATCATCGCCGTGCGCCGGTCGTTACCGCGCCCGCCCCCGTTGGGGATGGCGAACATGAGCGATAGCCGGGGATCATTGCCCACATTGAGCGCCGCCCATGCGAACAAGGCAACTTGGTGCGAATGCTCGCTTTCCCCGGCTAGTTGTTCTGGTTTCATCGAAACACCGGGGGCACGACGCCCGCGATTACCAGAAAGGCAAGACCGCACACGATAAGATCGATAATGATACCGCCTCTTGCGAACGCCTTCATGTTATCAACCCAAACGTTCATTTGAGCTTCATACCGTTCGACGTTCTGCCGTAGTTTGGCAAATGTTTTAGCCCAAGTTGTCGCCTCGCGTATCCAATAGTCACGCGCCTCGGTAGCCTTGTTCAACTCGATACGGGCCCAAGTCTGCTGCTCAAGGTGTAGGATGATATCGCGCTCGCGTTCGCCCTTAACCTCGGCAAGCTCATCAAGGGCCGTTTCCAACATCGCCGCCATATCCGTTCGGTCGCGGTCAGCCGCTCGCGCCCGTTCAAGCATGCGGTTGTTAGTCTCTTGCAACTCGGTACGCCACTTTTGAAGTTCAGCAATACGCCGTTCTTGGGTCGCGTACCGATCACCCCCGAACTCAATCTCGCGATTGAGCATAGTAACAAGTTCATCTTTTGTAAGGCGGGTCTTTTCCCCCACCTTCGGCACGTTACCGTAATAGCCCATAGCTAACCCCTATCCTCGATTTGGTCGATCCTATCAAATCCGGCGTCAGTTAGCACAATGTATTCGCCATCATACCTAACGAAACCCTCACCGAGCGCCGCCGCCAAAGCGATGCTGTTAAGTTCCGTGGGCAAGATATGCAGCGTATCCCGCACCTTGGTTAACAGGGTGTATTCGGGTGTGTTAATCCTCGGTGCCATCTTGTTCCCGTTCCTCAATTTCATTGATAAGATCGTCGGGGGACCAATCGCCCTCGATAATATCGACGTTGGTATCCCGGTGTTGTAGATACTTCCGTACGTCCGGATAGTTTTCCGCAACATCGCGCAAGAGTTGTTCGTTAGCGTCCATTTCCGCGCGCCGCTGTTCAAACAGGTCCGCGTCGGACATGAGCTTGACAATCTCGCTCCGAACCAGTTCATCAATAAACTGATTGGTAAGGGCATCAAGTTCCCAGCAGGTGTCCGTACCGTAATCCTGTTCATAACCAAACGACTTACTATCGCCTGCCTTGGTAGTTTGGTCCGACACAATACCAAGGTCGTCAATCTGGTCCATGTTCAGGGCGATACGCTTTAGCTCAATATTCGAGCGACGGCAGAACAAGTCAAGGTTCTCTTGGTTCGCCCTCGGAATATCCACCCCGGCAGGATCATGGTCACCTAAATACAGGATCACACCACGCTTACCCGCCCCGGCCTTCCGGTCAAAGCGCTTAGCAGCGCTGTACAGTTCCGAGGTTGACGGGTAGCCACGGCAGGCGAAGTACGGCACGAGGTAATGCCCACAGGGACGCTCAAGAACGCCAATCAGGGCGTCTTTCTCAATCCACGTTTCAACATAGGTGTCTTGGTCGCGCCATAAATCCTCAAGATAATACCTGATCATCCTATTGAGGAAGTCGTTAGGGTCTTTGAACAAGTCCCACCGGTTGAGGTTACGCCCCCGATCCTCGATAGCCGCCCAATCAACAAGGCCAGCCCGGCGCGCATCGTTCATGAGGGAACCAAGGCGCTCATAGCTGTTCTTGTTGTTTTCGATGATACCGGCCTGTACCAACTGGTAATAGAGTTGGCGCAAGGTCATGGTGTACCCGGCCTTGACGTTGGCGTTCAGGATTGCGTTGGCGTGATTGATCAGGGCAACCGATTTGGTTCGGAACGCCTGTTCGATGAATTTTTCTCTAGCCATTACTTAGGCCCCATTGACACAAGACGCTCAACAATCTTTTGGGTTATAGCCTTGTCATTCCGCGCCCCGGTAAAGGTCGCGTAAGGCTGTAGTTTGCCGGGCTGATAGTACTGGACGTTCCAACGCCATATAGACCAGCGCCACCACAGGAACCAATATTCATGCCGCCAAATGGCCCATGAAATAAGGTCGGTATCCCCGACATCGGCACCATACTCATACGAGCCCATCACGCTAGCCATTCCTTTACCCGAGCTTCCCAATCGAGTTGGCAAACTGATTTGGCATCTGAAATGAATGAGTAAACACCATCCATATTGAACGTGCCAATTACGATATACCCATTTTCACCCTTGGCGATAACGTAAGTCTTGTGGTGTGGTTCGGCCACCCATGCCGTGTTAGTGGCGTTCACCACGAACTTAAGGGGCTTAAACCGCTGATTACGTCTAGACATTTCACCGCTCCAATAAAGTTAGGTCGGGGTTGCCCCGACCCGCTGACTACTCTACACGCGTAGCGACGATTTCGTAAATGGCGTATTCCCGAGGCGATGATTTGCCCCAAGAGATAAGCCCGCTTGCGTCCGTTGTAGAACCGCACATATCTTTGTCAGCCTGTACGCGGTTACGTGCCTCGGCTACCGTACGGCAAACGCTGCCGTAACCATACTTGGAACGGAAATCCTTGTCGCTCAGCCGTTCAAAATCCCGATGAGAAACAGGGACCATAATTGTGTACGTGTAGCCCTTGTCATTAGGGCCGGGACCGCCAGTTAGGCGAGCATACGCCACAAAGCCGCTTGGGTTGTACCCCTCAAAAATATCAGACATTCACCGCTTCCTTTGGGTTTAGGGTGCAATGACCCTACCGGACCCTCGGGAGAAAGTCAAGCATACCCGATTTTTATGGTTAATCAGGTCCTAACGAACACGCGGACCACACCTTTGACCCTAATGCCGTCCCGACATACTCGCGCTAACAGGTTATCGTCGTCGCGCTTCGCAATCCGGTCAATTTCATCCTTGGTGGCGATGCGCTTAACGTACCCATCCGGTACACTGAAACCCAACACTCCCTCAACCGGGTTGTCATCAACCGTGACGACCAAATGTCCGCCCTCAATCTCGGCCTCGACTTCGGGCACGAAATGCGGGTGCATGGGCTCTACGTTAAACCGTTGGATTGGGCTGGGCGTCAACATTAGCCACCCCCATTAACCGCGCCAGCGAACACAACAAACGGTTCGCCCTCGATAGCAAGTTTAGTCATGGTTTCTTCAAACCCGGCTACATCTTCAATGCCGAGATTGATCGTATCGCCATGACACGACACGGTAAAGATCATTGGTGTACAACCCGGCCCGCCTTCATAGTACAGCCAGCTATCCACCGGCACAATAACCGGCGCTTGCTTATGGAAGCAGTGCCCACACGCAACAGTGAGCGGAGCGCCGAACCGGTGCTGTCGTTTGGTTAGGGCCATTCTTCAAATTCCTCATCTACCGTCTGCGCCTCGCGCTCATTGCGCGGCTTGATCCGTATACCATCGTACAGCGGTTTTTGCATCCACGCAGGCAACGTGGGTTTAGCCGGTTCCGCCTTCACCAAATAGACGCGCTTACCTTTCCGCCGTGGTACGACCGTTCCGTTCAGCCGTCGCGCCTTGATCCGCTCACGGTGTTTTTCACCGATGATCATATTTCGGTTAAGGGGTGAATACCCAAGCTTGCGCATCTGCGCGCCATACTTGGCATTCAAGGTATCGGCAATATAACCACTATTCATACCCTGCGCTAGTAGTTCGGCGCATTCCTCCCTAAGCTCGGGGATATCCACCCAGCGGGACGGCGTAGTGATAGGCACCGGCAACCCCCTCAGCCGCCCCATGGGTAGCGCACGGGCTGGGCAGCGCCTCGGGACAGGATACGGGACAGCCCAGCGCCAAGGGGCTCAAGGACCGCATCAGGCCCAGCAAGTCGCCAAACCTCGCTCTTGCCCGGATGGCGATAGGCTAGCTGCCGCTGGTAGTCAGTCTTGCCGCCCCGTCGCCCGGCAACCCATGCGACAACTCGCGCCTCAGTTGCTCCGAAGTCAACCCCAATCAATTTCACCGCTGTTTCAAACGGCCTATGTCGCAGGTCAATAATCTCGGGTTGCGTATTGGCGATGCGACCCGTAACGCTAAACCGGGGCTTATTCCCGCGTCGGTGTTTCCGCTTTGGCATAGTATTCCTCGAAATCGTGTTTCCCCAAAACCTCTACCAATTCGCTGGGGAGCAATACACCCTTGCGATGTAGCACGGTTAACAATCTGCCCACAATCTCTATCGTGGCAGCGGCCCGCGCTTGTGGGTCAGGATCAGACAGGGCGAAGTTTACTGCTGCCTCAACCGTCATAGGCTGGTGTTGCCTTATTGTCGTCGCCCATTTGTAGTGGAGCATCATTTAAGGTAAACCCTCACAATGCAGTTGGCCGGGAAGTTCCACCAGCGTACGCCCTTACGAACAAGCATAATTTCCCGCCGTGCGCCCTCAAGGGTAAACCGCTGAGGTTCACTGTTGCCATGAAACTCTCTCAACGCCACAGCCTTACCGTTCGGGGCGGTATAGAACGGTACGCAGTAATCCGGTTCACCGCGTCCGTTGATCTTGCGTATGTCTAGCTCACTGATCATCGCGGAAACCTCGGGAGTTTAGCGCGGGGCTTGCGCAATTCTTTGACAAATTCGCCCCATTCGTCCGCTTCAACCACCGCAACAAAATCGTCAAAGTAGGTAAGTGTTGACGTAGGGTGTATAAAACCCATGTCTAAACTATCCCGCATCTTTTCCATGCGGGCAAAGCTATAGGTTTCGTAATCCAAGCCAATGGCAATAGATATGACCCCGTTAGCGCCAAGGTGTTCATGGGCCGCTTTGGTAACCGCATTGGCGAACGCGTCAAGCTTATCCTTAGTTACATGCTGGCTCATTTCGTCATAGCCTTTCGTACGGCTTCATTGAGCCGGGCAATAGCTTTCGGATGGGTATTGAGCTTGGGCAGGGGCCGACCGAACTTGTCACGCATCGCACTTACCCCATTCGATATCGATAAGGTGTTGTGCGGCTTCCCGAGTGATTGGGAGTTGCGAACGTCCGGTATCCTGAAACCAGACAAAAGAGTAATCGCCGCTATCCGCAATTTTCGACGGCACACACGACACCCGCAACCAGTTATTGCGAAAGCCAAGAGCAACAAGACGCATGTTACACTCGTTATCGGCTTCACCAGCCGCAACGTTTTCCATCTGCGTCACGTTCTCGAATTTGGGATTAGCCATGTCGATAACTCCAATTGATCTACCCCGACCATAAGGCCGGGGCTTATCCGTGTCAACAGGTATCGGACGTATAGTTTAGAATTTCTTACCGCCCGGCTTAGCTCGGGCCGATATGTCGTGATCCTGTCTGCCTACATTGACCGGCAGCTTGGTCAGGATCGCGGCCCCGAGGTCATAGGGGTTTGTAATTTCCCCGAGGGCGGGGAACGGGCCATACCGTTCCTGATACCAGCGCAACGCCCCCAGCAGATCGGCAATGCGAATAACCGCATCACCCATTTCGGCAGTGATGCCGGGGAACGGTATCTTGTCATCCATGGCGTCGGTTCGGTATGCTTCCAACCCTTCCGATACCTCGGAATGAATTAGGGCAATCTTGGTGCCGATGACGTAGGGGAACCAAGCCTTGATAACCTCGGCTTCATGTACCGGGGCAGGTAACAGTTCGTTCCATGAGGCTTCACCCGGCAACAGAGACAGGCCGGTAATCGGGTCATGCCACCAACCGCGATTAAAGCTATTGCCGTGACAAACGTTGACCAACAGGTCAAGGCCAGCCCATACAACGCCTTCATGCGTCCTAATCTGGGCGAGCGTTGGCGTTCCAAGGTCGATTACTTCACGTAGTGGATGCAAGGCTAAAATCCTTTCCTGTTGCTTCTTTATAGGCAGCTTGAGCCGCCGTTAGGTCCGGCCAGCATCGGCCATAGGTTCCGAGCCATTCGGTAAACTCGGTATAGCCGGGCTTAACAAGGTCGTACTTGGCAACCGCTGCGTCCCATTCGGCTTTAGTCTCGTACTCGAATAGTACGCCGCTGCAATGTGGGCAACAAGGCATGCTATGCGTTTGATAGTTACCCTTGGGCTGTAGTGTCGTAATCGGACGCCTACCAATAGCAGAGATTGGCCCGTGCCATGTACACCGCGCGCCGTAGACATACCGAGTATCGACGCCTGCGTATGGTCTAGCGCTTTCCATCGTTAAGCCTCAACCCATAGGTTTGAATAGATTGGATTTCCCGTATAAGGTTATCTACTGACAGCGACAGTTCAAGCATGCTGTCAAGGTAAGGCTCAGCAGTGAAGTAGTTAGGGTGATCAACACCAAACTTGCCACCATTGGCATTGTTGATGAATACTACCCCATCATTGTTCACACCGATGACCGTAACAGCCATTTTATGGCCGTCGCCGCGATCATACGTCGCCTTATACCCATTCATTTTATCACCACTTCGCGCTATCAAAGCCCGATACTACCCCCTCGGGATAATCCGGGCAAGCGTCGGTTTCGTCATGGTTAACGTCCCATTGCGTCCCGGTCAGTGGATCGCGCCAGTCACCTTCAAGCCATGCCTGCCGAGCCTCAGGGGTCATCTTGCCCACAGTGGCGCGCAAATCGTCCAGCGCTGCCGCTCCATATGCGGCTAGTGCCTGTGCCTCAAGCCCGGTGACCCATGTTGGTGGCTTGTAGTCGCCGGGCACAGCAGGCACCTTGTCCCATTCAATAGGCTTAGGTGGTTGTGGTGGCACTGCCTCGGGATCGGGTAGCCCAAGCAGGTAATACACGCTTTCGTTGGACGTGGTTTGATCGTTCAACAGTACCCATGCGATATAGGCCGCTTTCCGGTCCCAAGAGGCATATTTCATCCCCGGCACTTCGACGGCCTCAATCAGCCGCTTCCACTCGGTTGCGAACCATGCCTTAAACTCGGGGTCGGGTTGCATGCCTGCTTCCTCTTGTTCTTGGAAACCCATCACACCCTCACGTTGGTACAGGTCAATAGGCTATCATTCATCCCATAAAAGAACAGGGCGATAACCGTCTTATCCTCCCGCAAACGCTCATAATGTCGATTAGCGTTCGCCATGTTGTGGAAGTTCACGACTTCAAAGCCGTTGTCCTTTAGTATGACTATCTTGTACACGTCTTTGAGACGTAGGTAATACATATCACACCCTCTTGTCAGTATCGATTTGCCGCGTCTCATACTCGCTTTCAAGCCAGTATAGTTTGTTCTTGCCATCGGCGGAAACGCTAATCGCGATACTGCCCTTTATGGTAAAGGTATACCTACCGACCAACGGCAGGCCCTCGCGCTCCAACGCACCGGCTAGATACTTAGCCAAGCAGTCATTAATTTCTTGGTCCGTCGCCATGACTTCACCGTTCCGAATATGCAACCATGACGATAGACGACCCCAACACCGGATGTATCGTCGCCATGGCCGAACCGTTCATATAAACGACAATACCGACTTCAACAAAACCCGTTTGGGTAAGCGCGCTAATCGCCGCCTGTAGTGTAGGGAAATGTCTAATCATGTTCCTACTCCGTAAAGTCGGCATATTCGCCGCTGAGAACAAAGTTAAGATGCTTACGCGCCATCGTCGCTGTCATCGTAAGCGCCGAACGATACCCGTTCATATTGAGCCCGCATTTGGTAAGCTCCACGTAAGTCAGGTACATTTGTGCTGCAACCTTCTGCTCCCGCTTAGCCTTGGCCCGGTGAGAACGCTTACGGTCACCCATACGTTGTGCTGCTGTACGCATCTGCCTAACTCCATATTTCATTACCCAAGTTGTACCTGACCCAACTGGTATAGGCAATAGGGTATGGAGTATATAGTTAACAAAAAGTAACG